AGAGTTGTTCAAAAGTTTAAAGAAGAACATAAAATTGGATTAGATGAAAGACTATTGGATATAAAAATGAAAATGTTTGGTAATGCGTGTAACCTTGATTGTTATATGTGTACACCAAGAAGTGCTAATACAAGAACTTTATCATTAAAAAGAATAGGCAAAGTTTATGATCCTGATTTGGATCCTAAAGATGGTGAGAGGATGAATACACAGAAACACGATGGAGAAAAGTACCTTGATGATGTTGCTTCTGTAGCAAAATATACTAGGTCAATTAAACTTATTGGTGGTGAACCATTAGTTATGAAAAATCATTATAAACTCCTTGATAAATTAGTACTAACTGGATACTCAAAAGGCATAGACTTAATATATAAAACAAATCTATCTGTATTTGATATGGAAGGTTACAATTTTAGAAATTATTTTAACTTCTTTAAAGAATTTATAATGAAAGTATCAATTGATAGTTATGGAAAATACAATGATTATATTAGAAAAAAATCTGACTGGCCTGCTCTTATTAATAATTTAATGGTGATGAAGGAAAGAAAAAACTCCAGAGTTAATGTCCATTCTGTTATTTCTTTTTTAAGTGTATTACAAAATTATAAGTTGATAGACTATTTAAAAGAAAAAGGAATACCTCATACATCTTATATAATAGAATATCCAAAAATTCTACAAGTTAAAAATTTACCATATGAAATAAAACAGGAACTTATTCCGAAGTATAAAAACTTTCCAAATATTGTACGAGCATTAGAGAAAGAACAAGATGTTGAAGCGTTTGTTAAAACAATTGAATATTGTCAAGCATTAGATAAAGCACACGGTCACAATTTATTTGACTTACATCCTGAATTAAAAGCATATTATGAAAAGGCAAAACAATGAAAATAACATATTCAAATCAAACAGTAGATTTATTTGATAAAAAACATTTTCCTACAGGAGCACCTAAAAAGATAGTTTTATCATTATCTGGTGGTTGCGATTCAGCTTCTCTAGCATTTCTTATTGCAACATACTTTCCACAAACGGAGATACACCCTTTTAATAGCAAAGACGCTGATGGTCTTATTGATACAGAACGAACTATTAGTGTACACAAATATTTACAAGATAGATTCTCTAATATAAAAGAATTAGAATTATTTGATGTTAGGACAGGCGATCCAGTATGGATAGAAAAGGCAGAAAAAGCAATGACTGATCCTCGTAATAAAAAAATGGTAAATGGTAAACTGACATTTAATTGGAGAAATGTAAGAGGTTGTTCAAAAGCATTACAATGTAGAGCAATACGTGAATTAATGGCAAAAAAATATAATACAGTAGTTGCAACAGGTATATCTTGTAATCCTCCTATTGAAGTTATGAAAGAACGTGGATTTTATGACGTTGCAGAAAGAAAACGTGATCCAGGTGACTTTGAAAGTTTAGATGTATTTGATTATGATTATGGTTTTATTACATACACACCATACATATTTACAAATAAAAAATTTGTATCAGGTGTATATAAAGAACATAATCTTATAAAAGATTTATTACCTTTAACTAAATCGTGTGCGTGGGGACCTTCTGATGGTAATGAAAATTTTCCAAATCCTTGTGGTAAATGTTTTTGGTGTAATGAACGAGCGTGGGCATTTCAATGAGAATAATTTGTGTAAGGACTGGTAAAAAATTTACAACTTGGCACGTTGATAACTTAAAGCATATGATAGATACTTATTCTGGTCTAAAGTATGACGAGTTTGAAGTTATTGAAAATGACCTGTATGGTAATTGGTATAACAAACTCCAAATGTATGATAAGTTTAGGGACGGAGAAAACTTATACTTTGATTTAGATGTAGTTATCTATAATAAATTACCAAATTTAATTAGAAAGAATTTTACATTATTAGATGATACTTGGTGGAGAGAACCTGCTCATACACCTTTAAATTCATCCATTGTATCTTGGACAGGTGATGTATCACATATATGGAATAAGTTTAAATCTAATGATAAATATTATTTAAAGAAATATAATAAAGGAAGTGATGAGTTTTATTATCGTGAAATAGAATATGAAACCTATGATAAAGTTTGTCCAAAAATTAAAGCAGAAGGACTAGATAAAAATTATAGTATTTGTACACTAGGCCAAATGCACCATTTAATGGAGAAAGGCTGGACTGGTTGGTGGTCGCCTTATTTTATATCGTGAGAAAAATATGTTATTCGCAGACAATATAGATAGAAAACTTTTACCTAAAAATATACTTATATTAAATAGTCGTATAAAATGGGAAACTCTAGTAGAATTTTGTTTAAAGTATGATATTAATTTTAAGATGTTTGAACTAGCTAATAATAATCATTTTAATATAAGTCAAAAATTAAAACCATATACTACATATCTTCCAAAAGAAAAATTATATGATCCACAATATTATATAAAAACTTTAGATTTTGAACCTGAATATATTATGAATTGTAGAGATGAAGAACCAATTACTACTGTAGAATATAAACTTTCTCTCTACTATAATACTAAAACACAATTTGATAAAAGAGCTTTAAAGTTTTTTACATCTAAAAAAGAACAAGACCGAGTATGTAAATTAATAGGTACACCTACTTTAGATGAAGGAAGTATTACAAGGAATGATAAAATTATAGTAAAATTAGATTCAGGACAGTCAGGTGGTGGTACTGGTTATAAAGTTGCTGATAAAAAAAATTATATACCACAGAAAAATGATTTTATACAAAGATATATTAATTATGATTATTGTATGAACCAACACGTTCTAATTGATAATGATGGTGAGTATCATATATATCATCACGATATAGGTAAATTTGGAGATGGTCATATTGTAGGTAATAATATTGCATATCTATATCTATATCCATTTACAGAATTTCCAAAAGAAGATATAGCTATAGTAGAAGAATTTTATAAAGGATTAAAAAAACATATAACAGTAAAAAATAGGATTTTATATCCAGAATTTTGTAAAGAAAGAAATGGTAAACTATATTTTCAAGAATTTAATAGTAGACCTTCTGGTGAATTTGAAAATGGTACCTTTGATTGGAATATAGGTAAATTTAATACACTAGCAGATTACTTTACAAATAACGTACAAGAAGAAATAGAATACTATCAACAAACTGTAGAAATATATTTAGAAAGTATTAATAATAATTCACTATTTGGTTGGGGAAGTCCAGATGGAATGAAAGCGACAAGCATTCCATTTTCACAAAAAATAAAGGTATTTAATACAAAAATAAAATGAGTTACTTATACGACACAATAGCTAGATATGGTGACCTTATTCCTTTAAAAATAAAGTTAGATTATAAAATATTTGAGAAAGGTTTAGAATTATTTAGTGATAAATGGGTTCAATATAATCCTAGAAAAAATATTCCTAGGTATGGTTTAAGTATTACTAGTTTGGATGGTAATTTTTCTGGCATACCAGATTTGGATTCATTAAAAGAATATAATATAGAAAATAATTTAAATCTTGATGAACCAGATTTTAAAACTCTAACACCTTTTTGGCCTTATGTTGAATCAGTATTATCAAAATTTAAAAATCATTTAGGAAGAACTCATATTATTAAGATGTCAGCTGGTGGACAATTCCCATCCCATAGAGACCATTATGATAGAGAATTACCAACGTGTAGATTGTTTATTCCAATCTATAATTGTAATCCAACAAATAATTATTTTATTTTAGATAATAAAGTTTTGAATTTTGAACACGGAAAATTATATTTTTTAAATACTTGTAAAGAACATATAGTATTTACAAGTGGCCGTGGTGGTAAACAAGAATCAATGTTTATAGTAGCAAATATTATATTAACAGAAGAATCTACTGATTTAATATTACATAATATGATGAGTAGTTAACGTATAAATAGTAATATGAATTTAAAAATGGAGATTAACTATGGCTATAACAATTGATGGAAAATCGTATGATGAGAAGTTGCTTAGTCCTGAATTACAGAATTACCTAGCAGTAAGACAAGAAATACAGGTAAGTAAGACTAGACATACTATTGAAATTGAGAAAATAGATGTTTTAACTAAATTTTATAACGAGAAGATTATAGAGTTGATTAAAAAAGAAGTACCAGAAACAAATAAAACTACAGATAAAAAATAGATGGCCGCAATAGCTAATTTAACTATAGACCAAGGGGCAACTTTCAGTTCAGACGTAACTGTAAAAGACGCTCAAGACAATGCTTATAATCTTACAGGTTATGAGGCTGTTGCCAAGCTGTCTAAAGGCTTTGCTTCTACAAGAACAAGAACAAATATGACTACTTCAATAGCGACAGACGCTACCACAGGAGTAGTTACTCTCTCACTAACAGCAACTGAAACGGCTGCTTTAGACGCTGAGAGATATGTGTATGACCTTGAAATTACATCTGGAGCTACTGTTACTAGAGTTATTGAAGGAATAATTACAGTCCGACCACAAGTAACGTTATAATCAAACTCATTTTTGTTATAAATATATAAATAAAGGGAGAGAAGTAATGCCTGATATTACAGCAAAAATTAACGTAGATACACAATCTGGTCCGCAAAAAGTTTCAGTAACCATACCATCAACTGTAGCTGTTCAAAATTCAGAATTAAGATTTTCCCGCCTTGGTGATGTTGACACAACAAATTTAGATGATGGCGCAATGATTCAATATAGGTCAAGTGATGGTAAATTTGTAACTAGAACGGAAGTAGTTACTACAACTGGAACACTATTATTTAATTGTGGGAGTTTTTAAATAGCATATGGCAACAGTAATACAGATAAAACGGTC